CGAATCATGGCAAATCTTGAAAGGATTTCGTATATAGGAGAATAAGATGGATTTTACACGCAACCTGAAAAAAGGCACGTCCGGCGAGGACGTGTTTTTTTGTAAACAAAAACTCTTGGAGCTTGGGTTCTACGGCGACCACATTACGACGGTCACCAAGAAGACGTTCGGCGCGGACACGCTGGAGGCTGTGAAGCGGTTTCAGTCGCAAGCCGGGCTGACTGTCGACGGGATCATTGGGAAGGAAACGTGGGCGGCGCTGTTCGGCGACACGGCGACGGAAGCGGAGCCGATCACAAAAGATACGGTATCGGATAAAGCAACCGAGATCTGCGCGCTGGCGCTGACTCGCATCGGCGATCTGTATGTTTGGGGTGGCAGCGGTATGACCGATCTCTCCGACAGCGCGATCCAGGCGAAGGATGAAGAATACGCGCGGGCGATCGCGTTCCGGGATAAGCAGTACAAATACGGTTTTTCCGACCTGCTGGGTCACGATTGTTCTGGTTTCATCTCGTGGCTCATGCGCGAGAAGGGAATTTGGGACGATCGTAAGAACTGCGACGGGCTATGGGCACTCTGCGAAGTGGTCTCCCGTAATGAGTTGATCGCGGGAGATTTCCTTTTCCGTAACAGCAGCACGAACATCGAGGATGAGACGCATATCGGCCTGTACCTTGGCTCCGGTAAAGTGATCCACGATAAGGGTCGCGACGTCGGCGTCGTACTTGAGGGAATCAATCAGGGTGGAAGCGGCTATTGGCACAAGTGTGGTCGCTGCAAACTGCTATATCAATAGAATTGGGGTAATGGAGTTGGATTACATTGGAGAGATCATATCGGGCGTATTCGCGCTGTTAGTTGTTTGGCTGGAAGTGCGCATGACGCGCGATCGAAAACAATCGGAGAAACGTGCCATTATTCGCGCAAAGGAATCGAAGCTCGCCATGAAGATGCAGGATGCGAGTTTATCGCTATCGCTGGCTACTGCGATTGCTGTGGAGCGAGGTGAAACAAACGGTGAGATGAAAACAGCGCGGGAAAAGGCGAAAACCGCGCAGGAAGAATACGAAGATTTTGTCCACGAGCTTGCTTCGGAGCAGGCTACATCTATCTAAAAAGGAGATAACACACATGAAAAAGAAACTGATCCTGGTACTGATCGCGCTTCTGATGCTCGCGCTGCCCGCCGTAGCGTTGGCGGACACCGGTGGAACAGCAGACACCACCGTCGCCGATATCCTGATCGAGAACGCCGTGAACATCGCCGCGGCGTTTTTTGTTGCGCTGATCGGTGTGTTTGGCGCGTGGCTAACCGCGAAGCTCGGGAAAGCGACCCAACTCGATACCGTAAACCATGCGCAGCAGGAGCTGATCAAGCTCGCGCAGATCACGGTCGGCGAGTTAAAACAGACGGTCGTGGACGGTATGAAGGCGGCTCACAAAGACGGCAAGCTGACCAAAGAAGAGATCGCGCAGCTTGGCCAATTGCTCTATGAAAAGACTACCGCGAAGCTTTCCGCTTCGGCGATGGATGTACTGACTGCCGCGCAGGTAGATGTTTCCGCGCTTATCACGGGCACGGCGGAACAGCTGATTGCGGGCATGAAGTAAACAATATATCGGGGAATGGGAGCGTCTTTCGAGACGCTCCTTTTTCTATATCTGGAGGAAACAATGACGGAACAAAACAAAGCTGGTATCAGCCGTCTCAGGCTTGCGGGATATAGCTATACACAGATCGCGGGAATACTGCATCTATCCCGAAACACAGTGAAATCCATTTGTCAACGGTATGGCTTTCACCCGGGGGTAACGCTTGAGATTGAGAAAGAATCGGGCGTTTGCCAGAACTGCGGGACACAAATCATTCAGACGGAAGGGCAGAAACATCGGAACTTCTGCTCAGATGCTTGCCGCCGCGCTTGGTGGAAAACACATAGGGACTCGGGCAAGAAAAAAACAGCGGTTCAGGTGCGTTGCATATCCTGTGGGCGCATGTTTGAGGATTACGCCCGGAACCACAGGAAATATTGCTGCCACGCCTGCTATATTCGCGATCGTTTTGGGGAGAAAAAGCAGCATGACAAACGAGCAGTTTGAACGAGAGATGCGCTACCGTGTCTCGATGGCGGCCGCGAACAGTATGCTCCGTAAAGGATTAATCAATCAAACCGAATACGATGGCTTCAATCGGCTCATGGCAGAAAAACACCGGCCACTGATCGGCGGACTTTTGTTAAAATCTTCCGTTGATAAACACCGCGAATCGAGCTAATATGCCACATGACAGGAGAGCGGATATGAATCGTGTGGTCTACAAATTAAAGCCAACGATCCCGGCAATACCGCAACGGAAACGGGTTGCCGCCTATGCTCGAGTTTCCAACGATAAGGAGTCCATGGTGGAATCCCTAGCGGCGCAGGTCGGTTATTACAGCGCACACATCCAGCGAAATCCGCAATGGATCTACGTCGGTGTTTACGCGGACGAAGGCTTGACGGGCACGAAGGATAACCGACCGGAGTTTCAGCGGCTGATCGCCGATTGCTATGCGGGAAAGATCGACATGGTGATTACGAAGTCGCTCAGCCGGTTCTCAAGAAACACGCTGGACACGCTGAATATCCTGCGGGAACTGAAACAAAAGGGTGTGGATGTGTTCTTCGAACGGGAGAATATCCACAGCAATTCAGGGGATGGCGAGCTGATGCTTACCATCCTCTCTTCTTTTGCGCAGGAGGAAAGCCGGTCCGTTTCCGAGAACTGTAAATGGCGAATACGGGAGAAGATGAAACAGGGCGAACTGGTCGGACTAAGGGATATGTATGGTTATGTGATTGAGCGTGACAGTATATCCATAGAACACCGGCAAGCCGAGGTCGTGCGGCAGATTTTCAATTGGTATATTTCCGGAGATTCCAGCGTGATAATCGCGAGGCGATTGAACGCTGTGGGAGAATTGACACTGAACGATGCCGCTTGGAGCGCGAAACACGTGCGCGAGATTCTGGCAAACGAAAAGTACACGGGGAACGCTCTTCTGCAGAAATCCTACATCACCGACTATTTAAGCAAACGCAAGAAGCGGAACCATGGACAAGTGCCTCGGTATTTTGTAGAACAGTCGCATCCGGCTATCATCGATATCGATACATTCGAGACTGCACGGGAGTTGCTCAAATTGGCCGGCGAACGGAATAAGCCGAACAGCCCCGTTAACGCGCGATATCCCTTCACCGGTAAAATCATTTGCGGCAATTGCGGGAAGAGCTTCCAGCGGAAATCGACGAAGGGACGCGTAAGCTGGCTCTGCGCGACTTACTTGGAGCATGGAAGGAGCGCTTGCCCGGCGAAGCAGATTCCGGAAACAGCGCTGCTGGACGCTTGCGCGGAAGCGCTCGAATTACCTTTTTTCGATGAGGTCGAGTTTCGAAAACGAATTTCAAGGATCGAGGTCGCAGGGGCCAATACACTGAGATTCGTTTTTATTAATGGAACCGTACGTACAGCGGTGTGGAAAGACCGTTCCCGCTCCGAGAGTTGGACGGATGAAATGAAGCAGTCGGCAAAAGAGAAATCACTGGCGATCAAGGAGGCACTGAACGGTGGAAGCAATCCAGAAACGGGTAACGAAAATTGAGCGAACAGCGGTCGCGTTGGGTGAAAACAACGTTCGCCCTCTCGCGAAACGGCGTGTCGCCGCATATGCGCGGGTATCTACCGACAGCGACGAGCAGTTCACGAGTTTCGAGGCGCAGGTCGATTATTATACCCGCCAGATCGCCGCTAACCCGGACTGGACGATGGTCGAGGTCTATACGGACGAAGGTATTACCGGTACGAACACGAAAAAGCGCGACGGTTTCAATCGCATGATCGCGGACGCGCTTTCGGGGAAGATCGACTTGATTATAACGAAAAGCATTTCGCGCTTTGCCAGAAACACGGTCGACACACTGACTGCGGTTCGTCAATTGAAGGATAAGGGCGTCGAGGTTTACTTTGAAAAAGAGAACATCTATACGATGGACTCCAAGGGCGAGTTGCTGATTACGATCATGAGCTCCCTGGCGCAGGAGGAAAGCCGGTCGATCAGTGAAAACGTAGCGTGGGGTAAGCGTGCAAAATGCGAAGAGGGGAAGGTATACCTGCCTTACAAGCAGTTCTTAGGCTACGAAAAAGGGCCGGATGGTCAACCGCGGATTGTTGAAGATCAGGCGGAAACGGTACGGCTCATTTACAAACTTTTCCTTGATGGGCTAATGCCCTCGGGTATTGCTAAAAAGCTGACGGAGCGGGGGATACCGTCTCCGGCAGGCAAGCCGGTTTGGTATTCAGGCACGGTAGAGAGCATCCTAACAAACGAGAAGTACAAGGGCGACGCGCTGTTGCAGAAAACCTTTTGCGTGAATTTCCTGACCAAAGAGATGAAGCGGAACGAGGGGGAACTGCCGCAATACTACGTTGAACAAAGCCATCCGGCGATCGTTTCGCCCGAGGTATTCGACGAGGTTCAGCGAGAACTCAAACGCCGCCGTGATGCCCGATACGTTGGCAGGAGCGGGTGTTTTTCCAGCAAGATCATCTGCGGCGAATGCGGCAGCTACTACGGTCGAAAGGTCTGGCATAGCACGGATAAATATCGAACGGTGATCTGGCGTTGCCAGCACAAATACGACAACGGTGAACCATGTAAAACGCCGCACGTGACCGAAGATCAGATCAAGGCGGCGTTTGTAGATGAGATGAACCGGGTGATTGCGAACAAAGATCAGGTGCTGGCTGACATAAGAATGTTGATTGTTGCGCTGACCGACACGCGAGAGTTGGAAGAAAAAGAAGCCTCTGCGGGTAAGGAACTGGAAACGGTGTCCGAATCGATGCGCAAACTAGTTGACGCCTACGCGCATGCACTGATCGAGCAGGTCGAATATGACGATCGATATGCGGAACTTCTGGCGAAAAGCCGGGCGATTGAGGAGCGGATTGCGGAGATCGGGGAGCAGCGCGAGCAGAGGAAGGCAAGGAAGCGAGAATTGGATACGTTCTACAAGGTGCTGAAAGCTGCGGGGCCGATAATGGAGTTTGACGAGGAACTGTGGAATGTGGCGGTTGAGAGTGTGATTGTTCATGAATTAGACGAACATGAAATAAAATTGATAATCAATTTCCGGAAAACATAGCGAGCACCTATCCAGTGCAATAAAAACAGAATTTAAAATACAATTTTTTATATTCATTGAACTACCCGCATAAACTTCTCGTCTGATTGTGACCCCTTTATGTAGCTCTGAACTCCTACGCAGATCTATTGAGACGGAGGTAGATATATTTAAATATTGACACGCTATAAACCTCTGAATGTACAAAACTCTATTGTAATTGCGTTTCTGACGCAGA